TTTACTGCCTTTTTGGTTGGGGCTTTTTTGATAGGGCGTCTCACTTGTCCGCCTTGTTTTCCAGCTTGTCATAGATGCGCTGGAACATCTGTTCGATATGCTCCATGCGCCGGTCTAGGTCCACCTTCATGACATAGCTCTTGGGCAATTCTGTCTCAATGTCATGCAGGTCGCGGCGAAGTTCTTTGACGGCGCCCCAAAGTTCACGCGCAAACCAACCGCCTGCCGCAATAGCCGCGCCGCCAACGAAATTGTATATTGTCTGCGTGTCCATCATTGACCTTGTTGAGATTGGATAAGCATCTGCTGTGACAGCGGCGAGAGCATCAACATACGGTTAAACTCAACTGGCGGGGCAATGTCACCACGGCGCATACCGCCCGCAATTCCACGGGCTTGAAGTTCTGCTAAGGTATTACGGGCGGCGCGCGCGCCTGCACCGACAGTGGACGCCGCTATACCTGTTGCCAAAAGTTCTGGGGAACCCGAATAAGCGCCGGGGCCAAGAGCGACGCCCGCGCGCAAAATACCGCGCACATCCAAACTCGGCGCAAGTTTGCTGACGCCGTTAAGGATTGCTGAACCAGACCTGCCTTCGGCTACTTCACGAATAGCTGCTTGCTCGCCTTCAGTAAATCGACGCATACGACTTTCGTTGCGTGCCAAAGACGCAAATTGCGACCGGATAGCATCCGCAGGATCAGCGGGCGACAACCGCGCTCTTGCAATCAACCGTTCAATTTCGTCGCTTTTAAACTTTTTTGACGCTTCTGAGATGCCCTCGCGCAAAGCCTTACCTGCTTCAGTCGTAGCGCTTTCGGCTCCCGGTACGGCATTTTTGGTGTTGGCAATGTAGCCATCCAACTCGTCGGTCATAATGCCCGCTAGACGCCGCACGTCTCTATCGGGGCTAGTCCGCGCGTTACCGATGCGCTGACGTAAATCGTGCAGTTCGCTGATGCTTTGCGGATTGGTACGCAATTCTTCAATGCGCGCCAAAGGCCCACGCAGATCGGCATAGCGCGGGTTATCAGCAAAATAACCTTTGCTCGCCAATTTTTGCGTCAGATTACCCGCAAAACCATCAAACGCGTCCGCGCGATAAGCTGCGCCAGCGTTTTCTGCGCGCGTAAACGCGTCTTGCATACGCGATTTAAGTTCGGCAGCGGTGGGTGTCCCTTGCCCGCGCGCAGCCGCAACACCTCTCTCAGCCAAATTAAGGGCAGTTTGTCCCCGTTCGGCTAGCGCCGTGCCTGCCTTAGCTCCAAGCACGCCCCCTGCCAAAGCGCCAGCCGTCAACGCGTACGGGTCGGTTACGTCGCCATATTCACGCATAGCGGTGGGAACTGTTGCACCGCCAGCGCCTGCTGATGCTTGCAAACCTGGCTGCTGACCCAGCGTAGTCATGACGTTGCGGCCAACTGGCGCTGTCACCATAGGAGCCAACGCGTTAAACGCCCGTGCCTGACCGCCAGCACCAACCGCGCCGCCAACCGCACTAGCCAACATGCGTTGTTCTGGTGTCTGCGGCTCTGCGCCAATGCCTGCACGGCCATACAATTCTTGGATAGTTTCCGACGGCAACGGAACGCGACGCCCACCCAAATAGTTAGCCAACACGTTGTAGCCAGCCGTGCCAATATCGCCAATACCAAGCCCAAGCGTAGCCAAACCTGCGCCAGCCGCTGATCCAACTGGGCCGCCAAACGGCGCGCCCGCAAGCGCGCCCATGGCGGCTACAGTTGGGTATGGCAGCGCCGCGCGCGTCGCAACCTTAACGTTCTGCGTCAGCGACGTATCGGGTTCAATCACTGCATAGGGGTTAATCGCCGCGCTTTCCGCAAAAGCCGCATACGGGTTAGCTTCTGGTTGCGCCGCATAGACCGCGTATGGATTGTCAGCCATTTACCGCCCCAGAATTTTAGCTGCTGCACCGGGCCCGAAGATAGCATCAAACTGCGCTGCTTCGGAAGGGTTTGCTTTAAGGCGAGCCGCAGCCGCAGGCGGAATAGCAGACGCCGCAGCACGCGGCCCGGGGATGCCGCTTTCGGTTCTGGCTTCTGGTGCCTTAACGTTTTTGAACTTAATCTCCTGACCCAAGCCGTAGCGCTCGCTTAAGTTTTGGATGATCGTTCGCACAGACTCGATAGACTGCGTGGGGTTAGACACGGCAGCCAACATCTGTTGTAATTCGACGTTGGAGTTCATTTCCTGCGCCGACATGCCGGTCGAGTTTTTAATGTCCGTAATCAAGGTACGCGCAAGGCTCACTAGATCATTGCGCTGACTTTGCGCTTTCGTAGCCGCCGCCTTACTAAGCTCCTGCCCGATAAACGTGCCGCCCAGATAAGCGGGAATGTTTTGTTTCAAACTTCTGGCTTCGCTGGGGATACCGCCCACGTCTTCCAGACGGTCATAAGCTTTAGCCATCTTAATTAGCGTGCTGTTAACCTGATCACGGCCTTTGGCTTCTTTGCTCTTGCCAAATTCGGGTGTCGTAGGCGCAGGCGGCGGTGCAGCAGTCGGCGCAGCGATTGGCGGCGCGCTCAACTGTGCGGGAGCAAACGGTGCAACCATAGCGTTAGCAGGCGGCGGAATGGCTCCCGTCATGCCAAGCGCCAAGGCGTTAGCCACGGTTGGTGCCATGGGCGACATGGTGGTTTCGGACGGCACGTTCGGCACAAACGGACCGCGCGATGTAACGCCGCGCGCCGCAGGAAAGCCCGCTTGGCGGTCCATATAGTTGTTGGCCCATTGGACGACTTCGCCAATGGTCTTGTTCTTCATAATTGTCGGGTTAGCATCCACCGCAGCTTTGCCAACCACATCAATTGCAGGCGTATTTGGGTTAGCGCGAAACGCATCTAGCGCGCCCTGCACGCCAAGGAAATGCGCCAGATAGACGTTGCCCGCATTAGGAGTAATACCCGCGTTGCTGAGCGTGCGGGCGTTCTGCTGGATTAACACCGGACCCATTTGCGCGGACAGTTCAGGCGTCCGCATAGCAATGATTTCTCTGTCCGTTTTGCCTTGCGCCTGCTCAGGATACATCTGCCGGAACATGCCGACAAACGTCGAGTTAATCATTTGGAATGGATCGCGCGCGCTAGACATCGGGTTTCTGCCCGTGCCTTCGCCCGTGAAGATTTGCCGTGTGATCGTCGGCATGTCCGTAGCCGCAGCACCGCGCTGTGCCGGTGCGCCAGCCGCAGGAGCAGCAGCCGCAGGGGCCGCAGCCGCAGGGGCCGCAGCCGCAGGGGCCGCAGCGCCCGCGCCGGGAAGCGTTACGCCTGGCGCAGGCGTGTTAGTGCCGGGGATAACCGGAACACCGTTGACGATAGGGTAAAGAATACCATCGCGTTTACCCAACGCAAACGGAACGCCGTCTTTATCCATTTTAAATTCAAAGCCTTGCGGCGTAGTAACTTCTGAACCCGGTACCGCAGTTGCACCTTGCGGCGTAACCGACATAAACCGTCTGCCAGTTGGCGTTTCCTGTTCTTTAATTTGCGGGGCCGCGCCAACTTCTGAACCGGGGATAACTGTGGCGCCTTGCGGCGTTAGGGACACAAACCGTCTGCCGGTTTCTGTCTGCTGTTCACGGATTTCGGGTTTGTTAGCCGCAATAAACTGGCTGGCCGACATAGCGGCGCGTTGTTTAGCTTCTGGCGAATAAGTTTCCGGCAATACAGACGCTGCGCCCGGAAGGTCTCTCAAAGTTGCCGACCGCCATGCCGACCAAGTATTTTGGTCATTGACGTTGGGCAACAGATCACGATGATATTCGATGCGCTTAGCCGCCAGTTCAGCCAAAGCCTTCTCGTTTGCGCGCTGTTGGCCAGCAATCTCAAGCTGTGTCTTAATGAGTTGCGGCGCTGCGTTTGGCGCAACCGCCAGCAACGCGCGTTGGCCTTCCGGCGTGGTAAAGTCCACGCCTTTAGCAATCAAGTCGCGCAACGCATTGCTTTCCGCCATACCGCGCATTTTTTCCCGCATTAGCATGGCGTTAGCCTGCATCTGCTGGCCTTGGCCCGCTATAGCGAGAAGGTTGGGGGCCTGAAACTGCTGAAGCTGCGGAAGCGGAGAACTGTAGTCAACCATTAGCCAATCCCCGCCAGTTTGTTCATGTAAGCCGTTTGCGCGTTCAGATAGGGCATCTGCGCGTACATATTGACGCCCTGATTGAGCGCGTTAGTCAACGCGTTAGCCGTGTTCATGTACTGCGACGCCTGCGCGTTGCCGGACGCAACCGCGGCTTGGCCAAGATTTTGGCCTAAAGCCCCCGCCGCATTAGTTAACGTATTAGCGCTAGTTTGACCTGCACCCAAAAGGCTAAGCAATGGATTTAACCGCGCGGCGCGTTCAGTTTGGTACCGATTAAATGCGTTGGTGTATTCGCCAGACGCCAAATCTTGCCCAAACCGCGCCGCGCCTTTAAGTGCCGCACCTGACATTAAACCGCCCCGCGCTGCCGCAGACCGATCCAATGCCTTCATGCCTTCACTCATGCGAAAGGCATATCCAGGGTCGGCTTGAAAGTCGGCCATAGAAAACGGTCTGGCCGCTAAACCAAAATCAGGCGCGTTAGGGTTTACAAACAAACCGGGGATAGCGCCTTCGCCGGTCGGTACTGTCAAACCAAGCAAAGTTAAAAGCTGGTTTTGCGCCGATAAACCGGCTTGCCTAAACGGCTCTTGAAGCTCCGTTTGTTTTTCAAACATTTCGCGTTGAAGCGCAGCGCTTTGTTCCGCAGCGCTTTGTTGCGCGTTGGCGGCTTGACTAGCGCCATAAATGCCTGCGCCAGCGCTTAGCACGCCAGCACCAAGAATAGCGGCTCCGGTGCTTATTGCCATGTCTTAGACCCCTTTACAAACGTCCGTTCCATTGGCTCGTATCCCGCTCGTTCATATAGCTTAGTCATTTTTTCTACGCGGTCATCAGCCAAAGCAATCATAAAAGTTGCGTTAACATTGTGTTCTGTAGCCCATGCTTCGATCTGCTCAAACATACGCTTTCCAACGTTTGTTCCCCGCGCCGAAGGCGTAAGCCACCACCACAATTCTTGCGCCATTTTATGCGACGGACTGAAGTATAGCGGATAGACCAAAGCACCGCAAACGCCAACCATTTGACCGTCTTTTTCAGCCAACCACAAACCAATGCTAGAATTGTCTAGCGCCGTAATCAAAAAGTTGGCTACTTCGTTAGGGTCCAACTTAATGTACCCGTAGATGGGCGACGTTTTAATAAATTCGCAAGCCAGTTCAGTATACCGGCCAAGGTCTGCAAATTCAGGGCGTCGCACAATTACGGTCATTGCGTCACTTCACGTCCACTAGCGCGGATGTTAACCGCCGAAGCCGTACCTGCGATTGTAGAAATGAACCCCGACGGAGCCAAGACCTGACCAACAATCTCAGGAAAGGTATAGGTTTCGCCTGCCTGAAGGGTCTTGGTTTTGACGATCAGGTTTTCGTTGCCCGCCGAACTAGCCGCCGTTACCAGATTGACGCTGATCGTTGCGGCGGTAGCGCTGTAATTGGTCGCCGTAAACTTATCAATGATCGTGGTGACGCCAGACGCGGTGTACTGCGTTGTCTGGGTGTTCTCAGCCGTTTTGGCGGGAACAAGAACTTTAACGGTTACGGCCATAGATTAGCTCCTTAGCCTTTAGCTTCTAACTCAGCCACCCGTGCCGACAATTCCTGCACGGCTTTGATGAGCGGCGCAATGAACTGGTCGTAGCGCAGTGCTTGCTGGCTGGCGGGGTCGTCTTTATCGGTCAACACCCAGCCACCAAAGTCAACGTTAGCTGCATCGCAGGCTTCCTTAACTTCTTGCGCGATCAGGCCCCAATGAGTGCGCGTGCCGGGCATGTCTTCTGTAATAATAGGGCCGGGCACAGCATCGGCAAACTTGGGATCGTCGGGGTGCACAACGTTGCCGTTAGCGTCCACATAATCCTGCCGGATGACTTTTTTGCCCCCAACCGTAAACTTATACGACACCGGGCGCAGAGCGTTGATAAACTCAAGGCCCAGCGCCGCGTCAGCCACGTCGGTCTTGGTACGCAAGTCTGAAGTCTGAATGGTGCCGTTAGCCGCCCAGACCGCCGACCAACGCTGCCCGTTTTGGCCAAGCAAGTAAGCGTTATCGGTTTCAGGGATAAAGCTGCCTGCTTCGTTTACCAGCACGCGTAACGTAGATGACACCGCCCCCGACGATGTGGTGAAGAAACGAATAGAACCTGGCGATGACGTAGAAGTAACCGGCGCGCCGTTGCTATACATGTCAAGGCGCGAGGTTTCACGGTAAACAGACCCATCGTAAGCTTTGCCGTACAATGAGCCGACAGCTTGCGCGGTGGTCAACACGGTCGGCGTATCTATTGTGCCTAACGCACCCTGAAACTGAATGTTGGAGATTGTGCTGCCGGTAGCGCCATACCCGTAATGCACATTGTTGGGGATGAAGTTATTGTAGTCGTCTGAGTAACGAATGACGTTAGCGCGCATATCGACCACACCAACTTTGGTGTCAAATGCCGCAATATTGTAATCTGCATAGTTAACATTGATAAACATATTGCTGTCGCCAGCATTGGCGTCAACGCAATAATCGCCAAACGTGCTAACAAACGTGCCGCCAATAAACGTATTTTTAGTGGCAAATGCGCTGTCAATCACCAAGCACAACCGACCTTCTTCAAGATCAAGGTTGTGAAAAGTATTGCCGTAAATGTATCCAGAAGCGCCCGCAGCTAATGTCAACAGGTTGCGTCCGTTGCCAAACGAACAACTTGAAAACTGGCTAAACTGGGTTTCGTTAATAGTAACAACGGTGCTGTTGCTGGTTGAAGAACCAAAACCATTAACGGTAAGACTTTCAAAATGGCTGGCGTAAAAACCGCTAATTACCAATGCTTTAGCGTTGGCCCCATTGGAATAGTTGTTAATGGTAATGTTGCGGAAGTTGCAAGAGTTGCCGCCGTCGCCGCCCGCCGGATCACCAAACTCAACTGTAGTGCCGTCAATCGTGCCTTGGAACCCAATACCGTCAATGGACGTATAGAAATAACCGTCAGAGGCGTTGGAATTATACAAACGAAAACAAGTGCCGCCAGTGTATGAGCTATTAAAATAGCTACGGCGCGGGCCATCGCCCCATAGCCGAATACCTGTGGTGCGGCAAGTGGTTACATCAATGTCAATCTGTTCCGTAACAAGGTAAACGCCGGTTGGCACGTAGCCTGCGCCGCCGCCGACAGCAAGAACCGCCGTTAGCCAAGCCTTAACAGCAACCGTATCATCAGTCGTGCCGTCCCCCACCGCGCCAAAATCTTTAAGCGACAGAATGTCGTCCAGCTTATCAGACACTGTACGGGCGACCGTGCCCGCACCGTATGCAATATACCCGACATGGCTGGCGCCCGTAGACGCGGCGTAATAATTTTGAATTGTAACCTGAAGCGCGTCTAAACTTTCTTGGCTGATTGATGTGATATTATCAACAGTCCAAATATCAACATTATCCGATGTGGTTAACCGAAGTTTGTATGACGATGACCCCAGCCAAACGCTTGCCTCGCCACGCGAATTAAGAATGACGGGGTTGGTGTTAGTAGCGCTTTCGGTACTGTCCGTATAGGTCGCCAACGGCGTAGTCGTACCCGCCGCGTAGGAATATAGCTTGCCGCCCACCAAAGGAGCGCCAGCGGCGTCAAAAAACTGAAGTTTTGGCAGCGGGCTAAGGCTGGACATTGAGGGCAATCCTTTAGTTTTTCGGCGCGTATAGCCTACACGGAGGCAGCGCAGTAGTCGAGAGGGTCGTGTTCATTATACCGTTGGCCCCGACGCATATGAGACGGTGATAATTGCGGAAGGCGTAGCCGGGCGTACAGGACCAGTTTGAGCGGCAATATACTGGATTGTTGTGCTTGTGTCGGTTGTGCACCACATTAGCTCAACGTAATCATCGGGCGCTAACTCAATAAACAAATTAAGCGCGCCGATTAAGTGCCCATCAATACCGCCATGTCTATTTGGAACAGAAAACCGGCTGTTGCTGTCAGTTACGTTTGCGCCGTTTTTACGCATCCAAATATCAATATCGTGAATAGAACCGTCAGTGTTAACAAACTGAACACTAAATTGGACGTTATAAATGCCAGCTTCTTGAACAATCAGTTTAGATTTGCACGTACCCGTTATGGTTGTAGCCGCAACGGTTTGCGAAACGCTAACAACGTAATTGCCTGTGCCGCCGTCTGTGCCTGTAGTTTGCGAAACAATGTAAGTGCCAACGGTAACGCCCGTGCCTGTTATAACCATGCCTGGGTAAAGTGGGCCTGACGCAATAGCCGTAACCGTCATGGTTGTGCTAGCGGGGCCAATTGACGCCGTAAACACCGCCGTACGGTTTTCTAACCTTACGCCAGACGTATAACTGGTTGTGTCGCAAACAATTGGGTATGCCGTTGTGCTAGACCCATCAAGCTGATTAGCGGTGCTGTAAAACGAACCGTAAATCGGGTTAGGCCCATGCGGCGTGTTAGATGGTTGCGTTAACAACCCGTAAATTTGTTTTTCTATTTCAGCAATTTGCGCTTCTTGCGCGCTATTGCTAGGGGCAGATTGAACGCCAGAAATATCTGCAACTAATTGCGCGGCAGTTTCAGTTTCGGATGGAGGCCCAAGCTGAACATCTTGCAACGAAGTTTCGTTTGTTCCGCCGCCGGTTAGATTAAACAGGTTAAAGAAAAACCTGTACCATTCGCGCGACATAAGGCCCGTGCGAGGGTCAATCAACGCTACGCGAAGTGCGGGGATGTTAGTGGTGTTTGGGGGGCTAGGCATTGGTCGGGCTCACCAACAGTTCTGCTCCCATAACGGAAATCTTAACGGGGTCTGTTCCAGACACTTCGTAAACCCGGTCACGAATTTTAAGCGTCATGCCCAAGCGCCGCCAAATTGTACGGAACCCATATTGACCAATGCGGCCCATCGACTTCCAATGCTCATTAGACCAAGTATGACCGCCATCATCCGACCACCGCAACATAACGCGGGGAATCATGGTAATGAGTTGCGAAACGGTTGTGTAAAGAACATCGTTGTTCTCGGCAATCAAACGATCCCCTGCCTCAGTCAACAACGCGCCAACTAATTGCTCGCTTTGGTCAAGATCAATTACGTTAGGCGGCGTATCAAGCCCAACACCTGTTTCACAGTCTAATTGAAGGCTGTGCTGCGTGGTACGGCGCAAATTATTAGCACCCGTAGGAAGCGCTCGCCAAGAACGAAGCCACTTTTGAATGTTGCCGTTGTCTGCGTAGACATTAAGATCAAAAGCATAAATGTTGCCGTTCTCGTAATCGCCAACAACGATTTCATCGTTAAACGACATCTGGCAATTGCTACGGTGGCGTTTAAACTGACCGTTTGACCATCCAGCGCGCTCATGCCACGCCTGCGTAGCGGCATCATAGACCCAAGTCGTATCGGCAGAAGGAAAAATCAGCACATAAAACGCGTGACCGTCTTGCTGATAAGTGTAGCCAATGGCGTCAGAAAGATTGCCGTATTGTTGGATTTGCCATTCGACAGCGTGGGTCGAAATGCGCTGCCCGGTGTATCCGTTAGACCGGTACACAATACCGCGCCCGCGCGCGTCAGAACCCAGCCAAAATAGACCGTTGTCTAATTTTGCTACGGAATAGGCCGCAGCGCAGCCAATTTCGTTAAACGCGCCTTGGATGCGCTGAAGAGGAAAGTCAGCGGTGCCTGCGTCATACCAAACTTCGACGGAATTGGTGCCGAACAACCAAGCTTCGCGGTGGTCAATAATTAGGGCGACCAGACCGTCGGGCGAGCCTTCAGCACTAGCAAAATCCAATGGGTCGATGGAGTAACCATCCAAAATACTGGTAATCCAAATTTTTTGGCTTTTAGGTTGGTTAAACACAAAATAACCGTCGAGATAACCAACCGTTACTGCGCCGGGAAAATCCTCGTCAGTAATTTGTCCAAACGCGCCGGTTGTTGCGTTATAGATAAAGCTGGGGCCGTTAGCCGCAATAAAAATTTGCGTGCCATTATCAGCTATAGACACAGGCCCAGAACCGCTAACGAAACCCAATTCCGTAACGTTCCAGTTCTTATCTACGCGGTAAAACGTGTTGCCCGACACGCCGTAACCGTAGTTACCCATCTGCCAAAGACCGCGAACGGGTCCATTGCCAAACGTGGCAAGCAACCGGAGCCCCGGCGCGCGGTTCAAAAACGCCGGTTCTTTGCCTGCTTCAGGCACAATCTCAGGAAACAGATTGACCATGCGGCTGTCGGCAGCATTGACGCTGCGGGCCACATAAGAAGAGCCAAGGATCGGCGTTTTCATTAATAGTTACCCGCAAAAATGTTATACCGCTGGCGAGTACCCACAATGCTGTACGGAAGCGACATGATGTCGTCAGGATTGTTAATGCGCTTCAGCGTGCGCTTAGACGCCATGGCAATCCGCTGTACCTGCGGTGAAGGTTCTACGCCAAATTCAGGGGCCATTTCGCACGCCAAATTATAGCGAAAACACCGTAAATAACCCGGCGGAAAAGTTAGCTCAGTGGCAAGAGTGGCGGGCTGGGACAACGGTTGCACAGACACAATGTGAAATTCAAGCACTTTGGTCGGAACCGGATAAACGTACATTTCAATGTTTGGATACGTCATGTTGACCCACAATACTTGCGGGTATGTGCTGGTCACGGTTTTAACCGCGATACCGTTATACTGCTGTTGGTTGATAAGTTTAAGACCGTACGAAATACCGGACGCTGGGTCACGGAAATAAGTGCTGTCGTCAACCAAAATAGGTCGATCACCAACAATGTCGCCAGTTGGGCCAAACGTCCTATACCGTTGCCCTGGTGGCCAACTTTCTACCTGATCTATCGTAGAGAATACAGTCAGACGTTCTGTATTCCAGCTATCAATCATCTGATTAAGTGCCGAAAGCGCGTCCTGCGAAGTTTCTGCGGACGGCGTTTCACCTTCGGCCAAAACGCCCAAAAGACGAAGCGCCCCGTTAATCTGATCGCCTGCTGTCGTCATTGGTTGTAAACCCTTCGTTTGCTGGCCGCCTACCCCGCCGCCGGTTTACTAACTGGTTGCCGGTTGCCGCGTTTAAATCTGGTTGATCGGGATCATAACGCGTCCAACCACTTTCTTCATCAAAAATAGCCTCTTCTTCCATAAAAGCAATTTTAGTTCCGTGGTCAGGGTGCTTTAGGTAGATATTTGGCATATTAGTCCTACAAAAGTAGGCCCCTGCCGAAGCAGGGGCCATTTTGCTTACGAGATGCGGTAAATAGAATACGCTGCGGTACCGGTCTTGCGGAACCGGAAAACCCCCGACGTATTGCTAGTTTTGGTCAGACTGTCCTGAATGGTGTCGTTACCGACGAGGGTGTTACCCGCGCCAGCCGTAAACACCACATCGTTTGCCGCATTATCACCAATGTTGATGAACGCGCAGTCAAACGTGGACCCTACTTTCAGGCTTGGAAAAGCCGCATCCAACAGCGCGCCGGTCGGGAACACATACGCGCCCGCGTCCGTGCCGCCGCTGTCCATGGTGCAGACGCCCGTAGCCAAATCGGCGGCAGTAATTGTCACCGCGGCGCCCGTAAGGGCAACGGGAGTATTGCTGTTGTAGAAGCTGATTTCGCCAAGGTTGCCATCGCCAAGCTGGTACCCACCAGCGCCGTTAGGAATAGCCATGATCGTGTTCTCCTATAGATTACCGGTTAGCCCCAGAGGCGCACGGCCATGGGCGGGCGAATAGTGCTGTAACCGTACAAAACGTCAATACGGCACGGCATACGGTCGTTGTTGATGTCGTACTGACGAACAACGCGGAGCGAAATGCCGTTATGCACTTGGCGGGAAGCCATATCCACACCCTGCGGCAGCAGAAGGTCTGCCGTAGCGAAGGAGATAGCGTCTTTGTGGTAGACAAGGTTCTGCGGATACTGCGTAGAAGCAGCGCCGAGGAACGTAACAGCAGCGCTTGACTGCGGGAAGCTGTCCACCGTGGCGAGCGCGTTTGTCGAGGTGTAAATCGCTGGGCTGATCTGCACGCTAGTATACGCGCCGCCGGAAGCCGTAGCTGCCGCAAGCACGGTGAACTGCTGAAGCGAACCGGTGCTTTCGCGGGTCTGCGGGTTAACAGCATAAACGCCTGCAATCGTGAACACGTCACCTTCCGCAATAGTCTGCGAACCAGTGCCCGTGATGTTGATTGTAGCCTGACCCTGCGTAGACACTGTTGTTGTAACAGTGTGCGTGCCGGTGCGGCTACCAGTCGTGTGCTGCTTGATGGACTGAGACATATTGATCTCTTCAAGACCCAGCACACCTTCGCCCATCAGGCCGTTTTTAAACTGACGAGAAATGGTGTTGACGGGGTTGAAAAGACCTTTCATGCCTTCAACCAGACCAGCGTTGGCAGCGGGGTTAACCGTTGCGTAACGCGGGGACATGACGGCAGCGGACTCGTTCAGCTTCTGCTGGGCCTGAAGCAGGACCAAAGAGGTTGAAGGGGTTGTGCCAGGTGTGCCGACAGACTGAAAGACGGTCTTGTAGGCGTTAGCCACATCAGCGTCGATGCTGGACGCAAGCTGCGAGATACGCGGCTTAAGAACGCGTTCAGCAAAGTCGTCCAACTGCATGGTCAGTTCGGCAGACGTAAAGTTCACGCCAATGTGCTTCTGGCTTGAAACCGTCAGCGTGGTGAACTGTTCGTTGTCATCCTGAACCTGAAGGGCGGCGCCGTCAGTGACGAGAGCGCGGTCGGGCAGGCGGATGCGGAGGGTCGAGCCAATTTTGGCGCCTTCCACAGCAAAGCTATCATCATACTGACGATTAACTGTGCGAGTAAGGACCAAGTTGTTTTCAAGGATTTCCAGAGCTTTTCTGGTAATCATGTCGATGGTAAGAAGCGAGTTTGCCATTGCAAAACATCCTTAACGGTTGCGGTTTTGCGCTTCCCACTTTTTGATCTGACGGAGGCGTTCCGCTTCAATCCATTCCGAAGCGCTCATTGTTTTGACTGAGCGGGGATCGGTGGTGTCGTAAGCCGGGTTTCCAGAACTTCTGGATGCCGCAATCGGAGCAATAGGTGCTGGCGCGTTTGAAGTTTTTTTAACTGGAGGATTAGCAGCCAATTTGGCTTCAATCTTTCCAATTTCTCGCGCTTGCAAGATGGGCGGCAGGGCGGCAATACGACCGGCTTCTTTAGGGTTAGACCCAAGGTAATAAATTACATCAGGGCCGTTATCCGAAGCTTGGATCGTTTGGGCCATCACGTCCGTGACGGGGAGGTTTGGGTTGTAGGCGACTTGTTCAAAGTCATCGTACTTACCCCGCGCGTCCTCTTCCTTTTCGTGATAGGCTTCCAAAAGCTGAGCCTGCTGCTTTGCTGCTTCCCGTTGAGCCAACAACTGCTGAGCTTTTTGTTCAGCTAACGCATCTGCATAAGCAGCCGCGTTATCAAAATCGTTGACATCAGGCGGGTTAATTGGAGGTGCTTTACGGGCTTCCAATTCAGCAAGGCGTTGGGCTTGCTCACGCTCCCATTTACGCTGTTCTCTTGCGAGACGCTTTCCGACAATGGCGTCCAATTCTTCTTGTGTGAAAGATTTGGTCGCTTCTGTCGTTTGTTCGTCCGGCTGCGTAACTTCGGGCGCAGGCGTAGCCGTTACTGCCTGTTCCGGCGCGGTCTCGACCGCTGGTACTTCAAGAGCTTCATCGCTCATACAAATGCACTCCTAAGAGTTCCTAGCGAACCGCGCTAGTGCGGGGTCTGGAAGATTAATTGATAACCAACCAGTTAACTCGTGTTTCGGCTGTCGCTGCGGCAT